TCTCGGCCGCGGCCAGCTCCTGATCGACCGGCACGAGCAGCAGACGCGGCTCGACGGCGACGGGGTTGGAATCCGCGTCCTTCAGCTTCTTGAAGAGCGTGACGATCGGCTTCAGATTCGCCAGCGTCAGCGCCCCGGCCGTGGTCTTCTTGTTGCCACGGGCCGTGGTGAAGAAGCTGCTGTCGTCCTGGAACTCGGTCCAGAACACATCGTTCAGCTTGAGGGCACCGCCCCGACCGATCCGCTGCGGCACCGCGGTGAGGGCACCGAGGTCGTCGTTGATGAGGTCGGTCCGGGTCACGCTCGTCATGATGCCGTAGGTGTCGGCCGAGATCGTCCGGCTCTCATCGGAGGCCGCGGCGTTCTTGAGCTCGCCACCGTTGGCAACCTTCTCGAACTTCATGCCGCCGTTGAGGCGGTAGCTCGTCAGCGTCTTGAAGTCGTTGACGCTGCGAACCGAGGAGATCTGCCGCCACGCGCTCTCGACGCCGTCGAACCCGGCGAGGAGGAACTTATTGACGGTCGAGGAAAGGATGCCCGAGATCGAGTGCGTGGCCCACGCGGCAGCCAGGATCGGCCGCAGGGTGGACGCGGTCACCCGCCGGCTGCCCTCGTAGCCATTGGCCACGGCAGCCTGCACCAGCACCTCGCCGATCGACAGCTCGCGACGGGCCTTGTGGGCCGCCTCGAGCGTCTTCTCGTCGTAGTGCTTCTCGACATTCGGCAGCCCGCCCTGCAGGGCAAAGGACGCCTCGATGACCTTGGCCGAGGGAGCGGCCGACTCGGTGACGTGGACCGCCGGAACGGCGGGCCGCTCGTCGCGGGTTGCGATGAGCTTCTGCATGTCTTCCACCTTCTTGGTGAGGGTTTCGATCTCGGCCTTGAGCTCGCTGCTCTTGTCCTCGACCTGGGGCTCCACGGCGTCCGTCGCCGTGGCTTCCACGACCGGGGTCACGATGACCTCGTCCGCGGGCTTTTCGTTGGCGGTGTCCGCCATGATTTGCTCCTCTGCCACCTCTTCGGCGGCGATAGAGATTGCGGTGCTACGGTCCGCGCCCAAGGTCACAAAACTGGTCTCGCGTAGCGTCGAGGCCCGTACGACACGGACCGGCCCGACGAGGGCCTGCCCGTTGGCGGTGGTGGCTTGGTCTTCGCCAAACCGAAGATGGCGGCCGACATCGGCGCCGACGCTCGCCTGCCACTCGTAGCCGGCGGCGGCCAGGGCGAGCACCTGGCGGGCGGTCTCGCTGTCGGCGAGGATCTCGCCCTCGACGACGAGCTGCCCGCCCTGCACGCTGGGGCGGCCCTGCCCGAGGATCGAGCCGAGCGAGTAGTCGTGCCCCATGACGATCGGGATCGTCGAAGGCAGCGTCATGCCGTTCAAGTCGATCACGACCGGCTCACGGCTCCACGCCTGCCGGATCGGCGCGCCGGTGTAGGCGACGATGCGGAACTTCTTGGCGCCGCCGGCGGCATCGCCTTCGGCGGCCTGCAGAAACGTCACGTCGGAGGCGAGCTTGATGTTGTCGGCCATCAGTGAAACTCCATGAGCGGTTCGATCTCTTCGTCGAAGCCTTCAAAGTCGATTGCGGTCATGCGGCGGCCTCCTCGGCCTCTTGGTCGGCGTCGCCGTCTTCGTCGAGCGTGCCGCCGTAATTCACCTCGGGCGTGAAGTCCTGGAAGAGGTCGAGCTCCTTCATCAAGGCGACCTCGGCGGCCCGCTGCCGCAGCTCCACGTCCCACTGCTTGCCCTGGCGGGCGTACTCGGCCGCGAGCGTGGTAGTGTGCGTGCGAAGCCTCGTCTCTGAGGCGTTGGCCTCCTTGGCGGGATCGACGTGCTCACGGCCGTCCCACTGCCACGACCAATTCCACTCGGAGAATGGCGCGGTGCCGGCCGGCAGGACGCCCGCGAGCGTGGCCTCGTTGACCCACGCCTCCAGGAGGCGGTCGAGCATCACCCGCTCAAGCTCGTCGCGGTAGACGCGGACGGTGCCGGCGTAGACTTGGTGGTCCATCCGGCCGGAAGCGTAGTTGTAGGAACTGCTGTCGAGGGCGGCGACGTTGTAGGGAATCTGCAGGCACCGCGCCATCTCGTTGACGATCTCGCGCTTGAACATCGCGTACGTGCTGGTCGGCTGCTCGGCCTTGAGCTGCTCGAAGGTCCAGCCGTCGGGCAGCGTCACCATGGCCCGCTTCTGGATCTCCATCTCCGCGAAGGCGTCCACCTCGTCGATCTCGGCAGCCGGCGAATTGGTCCGCAGGAAGCCCGCGAAGTCGGCGGCCGTCTCGGCGGCGGCGCAGACCGCCTCGGTGTAGCGCCGCAGTTGGCCGAAGAGCCGCAGGGCGGGAGCCACCTCGGCCACGCCACGGTGCTGGCCGGGCCGGCTCGGGCGGAACCAGTGCACCATCGACGCCGCCGGCACCCGCTGAAATTGCAGGTTGTTGACGCGGTAGTTGCTGCCGGGATGGAAGTTCAAGACCTGGTAGGCGACGACGTTGCCGATCTCGTCGAACTCCAGCCCGTCTACCGTGTTCCCTTCTGGCGTGACGGTCTGCCGCATGAGCTCGGTGGGCGTGGCTACCATCTCGGCCTCGATCAGCCGCACGTCGAGCTGCACGCCCGCGAGCCGCTGGTTGTTGACCATGAGGGCAAACGCTTCGCCGTCGGTGACGAGGGCCTCGCGCATGGTGCGGAGCTTGCCCGGCAGGTCGATCGACCACGTCCAGTCGAAGAAGGCCCGCTCGATCGCCCGGTCGAGGTCGTCGGAGCCGGTCTGCATCTGCACCCGCGGACCGGTGCCAATCAGGTCGGAGGCCAGCGTCGCAGAGATGCCGGCGAGGTAGGAGTTGTTCGCCCGTTCGTACCGGGCACGGTTGCGGATCGTCCGCCGCACCACGGGCGACAGGGCGGCATCGGCGGCGAAGGCGTCGGCGGCGGCCCAGTGGTTGCGGTCGTCGCTGGACTGCGCCGCGTCATAGCGGGCACGCACCGGCACGGCCACCTGCTGCGGCTGTGCCCGCTTCTGGAAGACGGAAAACAGACCCATCAGTCGGCGGTCCCCGGCGGGATCAGGCGATTGAATCGCAGGCCGCGGCGGCGATTGGTGGCCGACGGCGTGGCGGCGGCCTGGGCCGACAGGTACTTGTCGGCCTCGATCAGCTGCTTGAGGTCGTGCTGTTCGACCTCACCGGCGTCCGTGCGGACGCGGGCGGGCTGCACCGCTGCCGTCTCGAGCTGCTGGCGGATAGAGTCGCTCATGCCCGAAAACTACGGGCGAGCGAGCGCGAGCCGCAGGGGGTGTGGAGGCGGCGCGGCTAGTCAGCGGCGATGGCGGGTGCACACTTGATGGCGGTGCGCGTCAGTTGATGCGAGAAGCGCTCCCGGCGGGGGTCGGCTTGCCGCTTTATCGGTGCGGTGCCTTCCCCGCCGGGAGGTTAATTACTGCCCCCGTCCCATCGCCACCCCGCCGTTGTCGGGCCGTGCTGCGCCTGGGGGCTGCCTTGCCAACCCATCTATAGACGCCGTAGGGCGCGGCGTCGAAGCGGGCAAGGTTGTGATTCGTCATGCTTTTTGTCGGAAAAACTTGGCGGCCATACTGCGGTCACTTCAGCCACTCCAGCAGGCGGTGATAATCACGCTGTAACGGTGTTATGCCAGACTCACCTGGGCACAATTAGATGGTTCTGTGGTCGCTTTGCTTTGCCGCCTAACGATATACCGGCGGTATATTCTGCCGATTGAATTTGCAGTCGATTCAGCAGGCCATAAAGCGCGTTCGCGATCCGCTCGCAGTCAGGGTCGCCGTTGTTTTGCTCAAAGGCGTCGGCGGCTTCCTTCATAGCCTCCCGCTCCGCGTCGGTGAGCGTGGGCTGCGGCTGGGCGTAGAGCGGGACTCGCTGCGATTTAGGCCACTTGCCAAATGGCAGGACAATCTGTGCGTAGCCGTATGGTCGCCCGTACTCATCGACCGCCTGATAGGCAACCGGCTCTCCCGCCACAGAACCAGTCGATGCAGGAGACATCGCCGCGTCGTCCTGCGGTGTAGTTGAGTTGTCCATGCGATGCTCCTGATCTTTGGTGTTCGCTGGCAGAACGCCGCATGGCTTGCGGTGATTGGCGTGGAGATTCGCCGCACACCTGCTGTGGGCCAGAACCCTACACACGCCAGGTGTACCGTTGCTCGCCGGTGTACTGGTCGTTTTCACGGATCCCATGCTACGCCCCGATCCGCTTCACGTGGATGACCTTCTTTCCCGTGGAATCCGCAGGTATTTCCACTTTCTTGCGGCGCCGCACCGCCGTCTCGCTCGCCACCGGCTGCAGCCCGGCGATCGAGGCCGCCACCGCAGAGCCGACGAGGCAGTCAAGCCAGTGGTTTTCGCGGCCGGCCTTCTTCCACTCGTCCACAACGCGGCCACGGGCCTCGGTCCGCACCGGGTATTCGGCCGTGAGGTGGTCGATCAGCAGGTCGTGGTTGCCCTGGTGCAGCGTGATCGCCTCGGGATCGCCAAGCGACATCCGCAGACGCCCGGCCACGAAAGTCTTCCACCAGTTCGTGTCGTAGATCGCAGACCGGTGGTCCGTGTCGCCGAGCTTGCCGATCCGCCAGTTGAGGCCGATACGGTCGCCGCGGTGCTTGGTCTTCTCGGTCAGCGGCTGGCTCGACGCGCCGATGCCACGGCCGTGGCTCGGCAGGATGACGGCGGCGAACGGAGACCGCTTGGCGAACGTCCGCACCACCTGGGTGCTCTGGCCCCAGTTGGCATCCACGAGCAGCTGCTGCACACGCACGCCGGCTCCGTCCTCTCGCTTCCAGTCACGCCCAAGTAGCAGCTCGGCCGCCCTGGTCAGGCCGTCGTGCAGCGCCGCCTCGAATCCATTGCCGGCCGACGCCCTGGCCAGCGTCTTCTTGGCCGACGACGCCTCGAAGAACGAAACGCCCTGGTCAGGGTGCGTGCCGTAGGCCACGACGTGGCCGCCGAACGATTCGCCCCACGAGGCAACGAGCCAGAAGAGGAGCTTCTCCTGCACGTCGATGAACGCCGTCAGCGTGTTGTGGCCGGCGGGAACCACGCCGCGGGCGAGCGGGATGGACCGACGCTCGAGCTCGCCCTTGACCAGCTTGTCGCTGGCGATGTCGTCGGCAATCGGCTGGTTTTGGTACTCGGCGAAGAAGGCGGCCTCGCCGCGGTCGATACGCAGGTTCCAGGCGTGCTGGATCGCCGTAGCCTCGTCGGCGTTCTTCCTCTCCGGCCACGCCACTCGGCTGCCGGCGTCCATGGCCTTCTGGTTGGCCGCGTAGAGTGCGTCCGCCTCGCCCGTGCCGACGCCATCACGCTGGCCCTGGCGGCGCAGTTCGGCGTACTGCCCCCACAGGTCGTCGGCCGTCGGCCACTCGTAGACCAGCTGCGACCGCTCGCCCTGCCACTCCGGGTGCTTGTTGCGGTCGAGAAGGCGGTCCGCCAAGTCGTCGGGCCGGATCACCGTGATCGTGCACAGGCCCGACATCTTCACGCCCGGCCCGCCGAGGCCGAGAATGGCACCGGACAGAATCCGCTCGCGCGTGGCCACCTGCGACGGCGAGCCAGCCGATTCGTCGGTTTGCGGGTCGTCGATCAGCACGAGCTGCGGCCGGATCGTGGCGCCGTCCGGCCGGGTGTGCTTGAGCCCGCGGATGCGGCCCGTGATGCCGGCCACACGCACGGCGGCGCCGGCGGATGGCGAGCCTGGTATCCACGGCAGCGTGATCTGGTCGGCGGTCCACTCGATGTGCGTCGGCTCGCCCTCGCACGTCTGGCCCTGCGCCCGCCTGGTGATGCCCTCCATGGCCCTCACCGGGAAACAGGCCGCCGGGTGGTCATCCAGGAGGAGGTCGTTCTGCTCGAGGTGGCTTTTGATGCTGTCGAGCATCGCCGTGGCGATCGCCGCGTCGGACCCGATCAGCATGACAAACTGCCGGTGGCCGTAGAGCATGGCCCACAGGCACGCCCACTCGCACAAGGTACTTTTGCCGGACCCACGAGGCATTGCAAAGGCGAAGAGCTCGCCGGCCAGCACGGCACGCTCGATTTTCTCGATGGCACGCAGGTGGTCAGACGACCACGCGAGCGGGAACGCCTCGGCGCCGTAGGTCTCGCAAAAGGCGCGGAAGCTGGCCTTGCACTTGTCGCGGCGCCGCTTATCTTTCGGTGGCGGGATGGAGCCTATGTCCCGCCCCGCCGCCGCGAGCCGACGCGACCACGAGCCGGCCTGGGCCTTCTGTTTTTCGTAGGCGGCCTTGGCGGCGTCGAGTCGTTTCTTCTGGTCAGCTCTGACCAAGGCTCAAAAACCCTTCAAAACACGTGTATTTTTGG